GGGACAATCGGCAGGAGAAGCCGAGCTTTTCATGTTGGTGGAGCATATGGCAGGACTGGTAACGAAGATGGAAGACCGAATGGAAAACATGATGTCAAATAGCGTTAACATTGAAAGACTTCAAAAAGATATGGAAAAAGTTTTACAGGATATTGAAAAATTAAAAGATAAGCAAAGAAGTTTTGCTAATGGAGCACGTTAATGATGGATAAAATTATAACAATTCTTATTGGAATTATGTTAGCTGTTTCAGGTTGGGTGTTAACTCAAACATTTTCTTTATCTACTAACCAAGCTGTTCAAGTTGATAAGGTAAGTAAATTAGAAAGAACAGTTGAAAAACTACAAGATAAGATGTCTGACATGATGGATAAAGATGAAGATATTATAAGACAACATAAAAAATTATTTGAAGCTTTAGAAAATACTTCAGATTCTTCATCTAGTTATAATTACTAATGCCAAAACCTGTAAGAAAATGGATAGTTCGATTAAGAATGTGGTATGCTGATATAAGAGGTCATCATGGACATAGATGGAATTACGAACCATCTGAACATTACTTTGGGAGAAAGAAAAAATAATGATTGAAGTTGTAACAGCACTAATGCTATTTTTAAATGGCACAATGATAGAGCACGTTTATAAACCTGACTTAGGTGCGTGTCTCAAATCGAAACGCATAGCTTCGCATGAATTAAATCCAAAGAGAGTAGTCTTTAGATGCAAGATTGTTAAAGCTAAAATAGAATTAGATGACCAAACAAGATACGGAAAACGTATACTTAAAATCTTAGAATAAAGATAGAAAGGAGAAACAATGGCTAAAAAGAAAAAGAAAAAAGGCAAAAAGAAAAATAAAAAAAATAAGAAAAAGAAAAGATAGTTAAATGATGGATACCATAGGTTTAATTCTACTGTTCTGTTTTATAATCTATGTTATCTATGATTTAAAAAATATATGATAAACGAAAAACTTATAACAATCCTGATTGCTATACTATTAGCATTAGGTGGTTGGAATTTAAAGGAAACATATACAATTTCAAAGGATATGGTTTTGATTAAGGAGAAGGTGGCGACTATTCAAAATGAGGTATCGAACTTTAAAAATCTTAAAACAAAGAAGAAACGCAAGAAGAAAAATGAAAACAACTAATGCGTGGGTTCGATATATAACTATATTCCTTTTTAGTATTTTATTCTTTTTAATCTCAGGGTGTGAAAATACACGACACTCGATTGGTATCTCAGGTAAACCTTTGAGTACTGACATGGAGCAAAATATTAAGATGAATTATAAAATTATTTTCGGCAAGGTAAGACCGAAGGAAGATGATGACGATTAAACTGTATGCTTATTTCCTTAAAAAGAGACGCTGGTATAGAAGAAGACGCAAAAAAAGAAAATGAAAATAGCTTTGGTAATAACAATATGTGGTATGATGGGATGTCTACCACCTCTTACTCATAATGATTGGAAATTTGAAACAGAAGAACAATGTATGTACAAAGGTTATTATCATATTGCGGAAGTTGCTGAAAACTATATGCGGTCTATAGGGGTACAACAATTCAAAGACCAAAAAATAAAGATGATGTATAATTGTTTACCTATTGATAAAGTTTTTGAGGTTGAACCTACAGGAACTCCTACTTAGGAATGAAAAACATCCCTTGCAATTTTTTCTAAGTCTGTATGTAATTCTGTAAAATTAGTTCTACACTCCCTCAACATAGCTTGTATTACCCCTGCATTTTCCTTTTTAAAATATAAAGGAATCTTATCCATAGGAAAATTTTTAAATTCACTAATAAATTGTCCTTGATTATTAATAATTAATTTGAAGCCCATTAAAAAGGCTTCTTTTTTTTTGGTTCTTTTAGATTTATTTAATTTTCGAGGGGGTAGCATGGGCTTTCCGCATTAAATCAACAAACATTTCATCATCATCTTTATTTGTTTTTAATTTAGTCATTGGTTTGTCGCCCTTCTTATATATTTCTACAGTTTTAACTCTAATAGGATTGGTCATAAAAGTAGGAAGCCTTAGATTATTATAACTTTTAACCATAAAGAATCCATCATCTGCTATACCAAATGTTTGAATATTTTTTATATCCATATCAGGAGAACCAACTAAACATAATCGCATATGATAGACAGTAGGGTTACCCTCAACAGGCTTTCCCTTCATGGAAAAGACTTTACTTTTTTCATCCATATTATTTCTCTCTTATAATACTCTTTCGTAAAGCTCGTATAAGTTCTTCAACTTTATCTATAATAGCAATTAAAGATTTATCTTTTATAAATCTTTGCTCTGCTTTTAATTCATCATACTCTCTTAATGGAATTGTTACAGTTCTTTGTGAAGTAATTTCATCTTCATAAGTAGATGCTGTAGCTCTATCTTGTTCTTCATTCATTATTTTTTAGAGCACTTTCTATCTTAGAAGAGTATCCTTTACTTACAAAACTAGGTTCAGTTCTCACCTCACCTATGACTCCTCCTTGTCCGTCATCATCTATTAAACTATCCACACTTGTTGTATGAATTTCATTTAACTTTTGATTATTCCTTGTTATCTTTTTCTTTAGGTGTTCTTTAAGTTCACCTATTCTTACATATAACATCTTATCTATGTGAGGACTAATTCCATACATAGGTAAATCATTAAGAGCAGAAATTATTCTACGAAAACCTCTTGCTCGTTTTTCTAATTGAGTTATTGATTCTTCATTAATCATCATAGTCCCTTTCCAATATCATTTCTAGATAGTGTATTGCCTTTTCTATATCCTTCCTCTTTCCTTTTTTTTGATGTCTGCATATATACTTAATAGCATTTCCTTCTGCAAACAATATTTTATTTTCATTAATAAATTCTGCAGGTTGAATCTTCATAGAATTATAATGATTTCCATCTACCTGCTTACTTAATGAATCATATGTCGTACCTTTAAACATTCCTTTGTCTGTCATTACATAGCAATAGGACCTTCTTTAGCCATCCTTGCTCTCCTTTTATCTCTTTCTGTGGGTTCTAAGCTATCATTTAAATCATCTATAGTCCAATGAGGATTCTTTTTTAATTTTTGAACTATCCATTTATAAGACCATGGTTGTAAACGTAATGTAGTTCCTTGCCAATAATGAGTTTGATTAGGTAATAATTTAAATACATTCTTAACATTAACTTTCTTTTGTTCATCAGGATTTAATAATCCTTTAAGCCAAGCTACCATAATATGTTTAGCTTTATTTCTTATCTTACTCATTTGTTTAGTGTTCATTTCTTTTTCTTCTTCTTATAAATATATTTACAATCTTTAATAAAATAAATTATAAGTCCTCCAGCAAGACTTAATAATAATAAACCTCCTATAGTTTTAACCATCATTATCATTTTAATCCCCAATAAATTAAGACTAAAGGTATAATAATATGTTCAAAAATTTCATATAAACAAATAAAAACTAAAAGCCATGTAAAGAATAAACTTGTTTTAGATTTAGTTATTAAATAAGTAAACATTTTTTCATGCCATGTAGTAATTTTCTGTGTAATTTTTAATAAACTTTCTTTCATTATTCAATCTCCATCATAGGAGCATTAACAATAGGTTCTAATTCATTCTGTAGTTTCTCTGATACAGAAAGATTTTTACCATCACTTCCCATATTATAAAATGTATACTTAACAGTTAGTTCTTCCCATGCCTTTATATTTTTTATAGTAACTAAATTATATTTAGTGTAATTCTCTGCTTGTAATTTTACTTTCTCACAATTAGGTTCATCTGAATGATTTATAAATCCACCTAAAGGTGTACGAATTAATTCATTCTTTATCTTAATATGAGATACACCAAGATTTGTACCTTCTTTTATAAAAGATAATGTAACTAAACCATACCCTTCTATCTTACTCTTCTCAATTCTAAGTCCTTCAGGTAATGGTTTATACAACTTTTCTTTTTCCATAAGTTTTCAATTCTTCTGAAAAGTTTTTAGTTATCTCTTCAACATTAGGTTGTCTATTTACTTGAGCCAAATAAACATACCGATTAGAATATTTAAATACTCTTAATCCTTTACCATCATTAGCATCCTTATAACATTCCCATTTATGTGCACAAAACTGGCAACCAATAGGTAATGATTTATTTCCACCTTTAGTTTCAGATAACTGATAACATCTATCAGGCGGTGAATTTCTTTTTAAAGTATCTTGTAAAGTTTTAATTAAATTTGGAACATTTGGTTTAGCTAACTCATCAGGTTTATAGAAACAAACATCTCCACTTGATTTATCCATAACCAAAAAGCCACCCTTGTTAGTACCCATACCTGTTTCATATCCTGATAACTGGGCATGATAACCAAATGGGTCATCTCCAACTAACTCTCCAGTCTTAAACTTTTTAAAACTAAATGATGAAGCTGACTTAACATCACATACTTCACCATCAACTGTGGCATCTATATGCCCTTTAATATTATCTATCTCTACTTTCTTTTGTTGGTCTGCTACCTTATGTCCAGTTAATTCTGCTAGATATAATAATAAATGTTCTAGTATATGTCCATATAAAAATTTAATATTTAAACTAGCATCATAAGATTTAGTTTTCTTTGGACTAAATCTATCATACCATAATTGTCTAGTTGGTTTACCTAGTACTGACATTCTTAACTTCCCATCTTTTTCTCTATTAGGATTGTTCCATGAATTAAAAGCTTCCTTAATATTTTTAAGAAACTTATCCATGTTCTCTTCTGTGACGTTGGCAGGTTTACCATTCGATATTCCAGCGACTAAAGTTTTAATATCAGTAGCTATAGTATCAATGCGTTTCTGCCCAGTTGTTTCCGATTTTATATTTTCCATCTAAGGGACACCTTATTTTTAATTCCTTTCCTGCATTTATAATTGCTTGTACTCCAAGCTTTCCAAATTCTTCAGCTCGGCTTTCTTCCACTTCATATTGGAACTCATCATGCACATTCACAATTGGAACTGCTTTCATGTGCTTACTTCTAACATATTCCTCTACCAATGTCAACGCCTTCTTCATAACACAAGCACCAGCACCCTGTAATAGGGTGTTTAAAGCAGCATGAGGGTGTCTTATGAGGATTTTTCTTTGGTCGAGACCTCTGAGCCATCTTTTTTTAGCCACTCCATCCACTCTTTCTCGTAGTCGTTTAAAACTTGGTGTAGCTCTAAGAAATTTTTCTTTAACTCTTTCTCCATCTCCTTCAGACTTTTTGATGATACTTTCGATTTTTTTTGAACCTGCTCCATATATGAGTGCGTAAATTATTGTCTTCGCCTCATCTCTTGACCCAAAACCAGCATTAATTTGATTTGTTGTGTGTATA